ATTGTAATATTTCCATCAGCATCACTGGCAGTGGTTATGCCCCCAGCACCTCTAATCTTAACTAGGTTGCCTGCCGATACTTCAACCTGTGTTGAATCGTCTGCGGCTATCGACCACGAATATGTACCAGCTAGGTTTGGTTTGTTGGTTAACTGATCCCAACTTAATCCTGTGATGTATCCCCTGGTAGTTACAAATGTTTCTGTAGCAAGTCCTGCTAGACTAGGACCTGTAATTGTGATGTTGCCTTCTGCATCACTTGCTGTGGTAATGCCGCTAGCACCTACAAACTTGACTAACTCACCTGCACTTATCTCTCGGAGTGTGCTGTCATCTGCTGCCACATTAAATGTATATGTGCCTGCTAGGTTAGGTTTGTCAGTTAAGTCATTGTAACTTAGTCCTGTGATATAGCCTCGGCTAGTAACATAGCTTTCAGTGGCTAGACCTGTTAATGCTGAACTAGTGATGTATCCCCTAGTAGTCACATAAGTTTCAGTAGCTAGTCCAGTTAACGCACCACTAGTAATATATCCAGCACCATTAGTCAACTGATTGTTGTTGGTAGGAATGGCTGTAGTTAGAGCATAGCCTGTTAAGGCTGAACTGGTAATGTATCCTTGTGTGGTAACATAGCTTTCAGTGGCATAACCTACTAGACTAACAGGCGTACCTGTTACAGTTACATTGCCTTCTGCATCTGTGGTAACTGTGATTCCACCAGCACCTGTGATCTTGATGCTTTCACCGTTGGCAATTTCGCGTAGTGTGCTGTCATCACCTGCTATACTGAATGAGTAAGGGTTTGCTACATTGTTTGTAATGTAGGTAGTACCTCCTCCTCCACCACCTTGGCCTAACAGTCCTGACGCATCAGCTAGTTGATTGATGTCTGTAGGAACCGAACTGCTAAGAGCATAGGTGCTCAATGCTGCCGATGTAATGTAACCCCTAGTGGTCACATAGGTTTCTGAGGCAAGTCCTGTTAATGCTGAACTTGTAATGTAAGCAGCGCCATTAGACAGCTGATTGTTGTTGGTTGGAACAGCACTGGTAAGGGCATAGTCTGTTAACGCACTGGTAGTAATATATCCCCTACCTGTTACATAACTTTCTGTGGCATATCCCGACAATGCTGAACTTGTGATATATCCACGTCCTGTTACATAGCTTTCAGTAGCGTAACCCGATAATGCTGAACTTGTAAGATAACCTGCACCGTTGGCTAATTGATTATTATCTGTGGGTATTGTAGGCTTACCTGATATACTACTGTAAGGTACTGTGCCTACGCTGATAACTTGATTGGCAATGGTAATTGTAGTACCATCAATTTTAACACCGCCCTTTACTGACGTAGTAGCTGTAGGCAGTGTATAATTGCCTCCACCCCCACCTCCAAAAGTTAAAGGAATTCCTCCAGGTGTTACGCCGTCTCCGACACGGAGATCGCCTAAGTCTTCATTGTAGAATAATGTTCCATGAGGGCCAACCCACTCGTCCGCTTCTACCTGAGTAACACGGCCAGCTTTGATCTTTTGAATTGTCATACCAATATTTATCGTATTGGTGTGTTTGGGCTAAACTGGGTGTTTAATAAGGTCGATGAATAGGATTGCGCGGATTATGTTCCACTTCATCCTGTGTAATTTTGTTAATGATTGGGCTAGTTTTGCCCTGTTCTGCTTTATCCAACTCGTGCGTTAGCTGCAACGGTGGAACCATAACTGGATTTGGATCTAGTTCGCTAGGATCTTTTGCGGGAGCCTCAGACTCTTCCCCATCTAGTTTGTCAATGATGTCGGCTAACGCCCTCATAAATTCTGCTGCTCTCATAGTGTTATTTATAGTTAGTCTTTTGTGATAGGACCGCCCGTGACCCACAGCTCGCAGCTACGAGTTCCTGCGCATTTAAAATGCAGTAGATTGCAGTAGCCTAGATCAGCTGCTTCACGAGTTTTTTCTGCATCGTATGCTTCTTTGCCCATACCGTCGTGTATACACTTGTACATACTATCTGAAATGTTAAAGGCAGCACAATTACCACAGGTCATTGTTTTAGCAGTCTTTTCATCAATATTCCATTGTTTGGCTGCATCTTTCCAGTATGCGCCAGGCTCATCGGGATTGGCAGGACCGTAGTGATGTTTGTCTATAGCAGTTTGTCTGTTCTTGACATTGACTTCTAGGTCGTGTGTGGCAATGGGACAGCCCTTGTTGGCTGCTTCTACTATATTGATATACTTTCTGTACATTTAGAATCCGTTAGTGGCTGTGTTATAGAAGACTTTACCAGTCCATGTGCTTGTTTTGGCCTGTCCTGAATGAGCATAACTGGCAAACAGTTGCCCAGGACCCGAAGGACCATTACCAAACTGTATGCGTATAGGATAGTATGTACCTGCTACTAAACTTGTTGTAGCACTAATCTCACTGAGGGCGTGTAAGCCACCGTTCTTTACCAAGGCATTGGCAGTGGTAAATCCAGTTAGTGCTGTTGGACCAATCCACAACCAACTGCCATCATCTGAGTTTAGATAAAAAGTATGTGTTCCGGTATAGGTAGCAAGAAAATAGCCCTTGTATTCAATACTGGTGTTGTTTAATAAGGTTGGTTCACTGATAGTTGTATCAGTACCGTTGTAGTCGTTGGGTGCTGCCTTTAATGCGGCGGTGGCGAAGAATGACGGCGTATCGTTAAAGTAGAGTTCATAGTCTGTACGCCAAATATTTGCGGCAAATGCGATACCTGCATAGTTTACCCAAGGGCGTCCATCCACTAGTCCGCCTGTGTTTGGATTATCGTCTCCAGCGGTAGCATAGGTATCCGGTAATAGAGTAATATCGTAAGTGTTGTTTATACGATAATACGGTTTGGTCACATCACCGAATGCTTGTCGTTTTATCTGCGCTATTTCTAGTTTACGTATTTGACGTTCTTGTTTTGATTCGTTTTGTTGTGGAGTACACAGTACTGTATCTCCATCTGCAAGTCCTATTGTTGATAGCGTTGTAGAACTATCACCATAGGTAAAACTATTTTTACTTGGATTGCTCAATAAACTCCAAGCATAATAGTCTGCTGGCAATCCTTCATCTGTAGCGATGGCTGTGATCAGTGTGTCAACTGTAGCAGTGGCTAGAGTGATTCCAGTAACACTGCGTTTTGTTCCTGTTAGCCCCCAATAGTTGATATCAGCCATTATTGATCGCCGCCTGGTTGTTTCAGAGTTGCTCTCAACATCCATCCGTGCTTGCGGTGGGCGTCTTGTCTGTCGGCTAAAAAGTTAGCAAGACCAAATTCGCCTGCTTCTTCTGCTAGTTTATACACTATTCTCATTAATTTAGTGAGTTTTTCATTATCGGCCAAGAGTATTGCTACCATTTCTAAAGCCGGAAGTACTTCACTGTTTGCATTTGAGATCAAGCTCATTTGTTCAAAAGACCCTGGCACATACTCGTCCAGTTTACGAATGTTTTCTGCAAAAGGATCAATACTTGCATAGACTTCTGAATATACACCTTCAAACAGTGCATGGAATTCACTGAAGTCAGGGCCCTCTACATTCCAATGAAATGTATGTGCTTTTAAATAAAATGTAAACTCGCTGGCAAATGCGATTTTCATTGCCTGTACTAACTTATCCATAGTAAATTTCCCTGATGTAGTATTTAGCGGATTAAATAGCTATACTATGATAAACAAAGCTCCCTTTAATGCTCTACTAAAAAATCTCAAGGACACAGGCAAATACCGTGTGTTTAACGATATTATTCGTGAAAAGGGCAAGTTCCCTAATGCTATGTGGTACGGTCCCTACAACATCAAGAGCATCACTAATTGGTGTAGCAATGACTATTTAGGTATGGGCCAACACAAGGTAGTGCTAGATGCTATGCACACAGCTCTAGATCACACAGGTGCAGGGTCCGGAGGCACTCGCAATATTGCAGGTACTAGTCACTATCACGTGGCTTTAGAACACGAACTAGCTACCTTGCATAACAAGGCTAGGGCTTTGTTATTCAGTTCGGCCTATGTGGCCAACGAATGGACACTGATTGCTCTATCAAAGATTGTTCCTAATATACATTTTGTATCGGACAGCGAAAATCACAACAGCCTAGTTGTGGGAATGATTCACAGCAAGGCACCTAAAACAGTGTTTAGACACAACGATCTAAACCACTTGGAAGATATACTAACATCTATACAGCTCACAGGCAATGTGCCTTGTATTGTATTTGAAAGTGTTTACTCAATGGATGGCGACGTAGGTCACATCAAAGAGATCTGCGATCTAGCAGATCGCTACGGTGCTATGACCTACATCGATGAAGTACACGCGGTAGGACTCTATGGTCCCCACGGTGGTGGGAAAGTTGAAGAGCTTGGGCTACAATCCCGTATTGACATAGTCAATGGTACATTAGGGAAAGCCTATGGGGTCCAAGGTGGCTATATCGCTGCCGATGCTGAGGTCATTGACGCCATCCGTTCTGTAGCTGCTGGATTTATCTTTACAACATCAATGAGCCCTGTGAGCTGTGCTGGTGCCCTGGCTGCGGTCAAGTACCTAAAGGATCATCCCGAGCTGCGTGATAAACATCAAGAACGGGCTCGTAAACTCAAGCATAGATTAACTGTGGCAGGGCTTCCTCCAATGGAGTGTACCACTACACATATTGTTCCTATCCTAGTAGGCGAAGCTGTTCGTTGCAAAGCCATCAGTGATGAACTGCTCAATGAACATAATATCTATATACAGCCTATCAATAGCCCTACTGTGGCTGTGGGCACAGAGAGGCTGCGTCTAGCGCCTACTCCGTTCCACGATGATGGTATGATTGAGGATTTGATTACTGCGCTGATTGCTTCATTTGAGTGTCACCCGGTGCAAGTCTAAAACGATCTTCAATGTAGTCTCCAGTGCCAACTTCAAAGATGATGCTGTTGTCTACCAGTGCTTCTACTTGATGAGGTCCTAAAGCTGAAAAGTCTGCGGTCTTGCCTTCTTCCAAGATAGCTTCTTTCATTTCTCCTGTGCTAACATCAATAAATTTAATTTTAAATTTTCCAGCATTAATAAACCAACTTTTGGCTTTTTCTTTATGGAAGACCAAACTAGTCTTTGCACCGGCACGTTCAAATACCAGTAACTTGCCGCAGTATTTTTCATTGTTGGCAAAGACTATTTCAAATCCCCAGCCTTTATCTACTTTTCCTAGATGTTGTAAATTCATTATCTCTCCGTGATGATTTTGTCAATTAGACCGTAGTCAAGAGCTTCTTCTGCACTCATAAACTTATCACGTTCCATATCGTGACTAAATTGAGCAAAAGTTTTGCCTTTTGAATTATGCTTGACATAGATGTCTGTTAAAGTTTTTTTCATTTTTAAAATCTCTTCAACTTGAATCTGCATATCTGTAGCCTGTCCACGTGCTCCGCCGCTGGGCTGATGGATCATATGTCTTGCATTGGGCAACATAAATCGTTTGCCTTTGGCTCCTGCTGTTGCTAATAGACTGCCCATTGAACAGGCTTGTCCCATAACATAAGTGGCTACATTAGGCTTAATAAACTGCATAGTATCATAGATACTCATTCCTGCTGTAACTACTCCTCCGGGACTGTTGATAAACAAACTAATGTCTTTGTCGGGATTTTCGCTTTCTAAGAACAGCAATTGAGCTACAATAACATTGGCCATACCGTCTTCAACTGGCCCATTTAACATAACAATCCGTTCTTTAAGTAAACGACTGTAGATGTCATAGGCCCTTTCGCCTTTTGATGTAGATTCAACTACCATTGGTACTAGTGTCATTCCAAAATCCTTTGTAAAAATAATTGTATGTTTTATAGTTTATACTAAAATTGCTTGCATTGCAAGTAATCTGAGTGTACAATGATTGCTCAAGTTAAATACTTGGCTACGGGAATTTTTTGGATTTAAAATCAAATGAGTACATTATTATTAAACGCAGATATGCAACCTGTTAGCCTGTTACCACTTAGTATTGTAGATTGGCAGGAGTCCATCCGCTATCTAGTATTAGATAAGGTTGAGGTGTTGGAATGGTATGAAGATTGGGTAGTTCACTCTGCCCGATGGAGCACTCGCGTGCCTGCTATTGTTATGCTTAAGGAATATCAAAAACCTAAAAGCACAATGAGATTAAGCAAAAGAAATATTTTCCTAAGGGACGAATACAAATGTCAATACTGTGGCACAGATGTTACAGATGCCAGTGCGACATTAGATCACGTTCTGCCTGTGAGCAAAGGCGGTAAAACCACTTGGGAAAACAGTGCCACTGCCTGCAAACCCTGCAACTATCGCAAGGCTGCAAGTACCAAAATGAAACCAAAACATCTGCCCTACAAGCCGCATTTTTGGGATCTAGTTGAAAAACGCAAAAAACGTGGGTTCCACCTACAGCATCCTAGCTGGTCCAACTATTTGGGCTAAATATTACTATGAGATTTTTTGAATTGTCTGAAGCTAAACCAAAACCACCTGTAGCGCCTGCTGATGTTCAGCCAGTAGTTGATCAACCTGTACAAAATCCACCTGTGGCACAATCCAAAAAACCTGTGCAACAGGCTCCTTTGTCTCAGACCAAAAAACCACACCCTGCAGATGATGTAGAGCCGGTTTACGCAGACAACAAAAATTTAAAAACTGCGGCAGCTTTCCTGCAACAACAACTACCTGACGGTAAGTTTTCTGTGCAAAATGCCAGCGGTACTAAACAAATTAGTTCTGTTAGAGCTCGAGGTATTTCTCTTGCTGCTCTAAAACAAGCAATGACAGCATTTGGTGCAACGCAAGGATCTCCAGATGTTAAACAGTCTACGTCTAGCAGTTCTTTTCCAGCTTATAGCTTTGACAAAGACGGAGAACTTTATACTGTTGTTATTGGTATGAAGGGAGTAAAAGGTGATGACGAATCATCTGTTGGACTTGCAAGAAAAGAACTAACACCAGCAGGTCTAGGCATTCAGGGCGGTATATTTGACAAGAAAGAACTAATCTCAGCTACTAAGAAAGCTGTAGAATCTAAGATTAGAAAACGAGATCCTATACTTGCCGATGCTCTCATCGCTATGGTAGACAGTGCGGCCAGCGGCGGCTCTACGCCAGTGTCTCCAGAACTAATGGCACATATTTCTCCTTATCTTGGAACGTTAAGTCAAGATTTTGGAGAAATTCTTGCACCTATTCTAATTCTTCAGCCTGGGCAGAAAGCAGAATTGCCCACAGGTAACAACCCCCTAGTGGATGTTAAGATTCCAGGTATGAATCTCAGTGTTAAAGCACTAACCGGCTCGGGTACTAGTTTTAGATCTATTTCAGACCTAATGGACAAGTATGAAGCCAGCATTGCCAACGATAAAGAATCTAAAAAACATTTCGAAGTATTAAAGGCGTTTCATCCCAGTGCCGGGGGCAAGAACGTAGACAAGATTATCAAGGCAGCGGCCAAAGCCAACATTAAAGAATACAAAGAAGCTGTTAGAAAGTTTGGTGCATTTGACGACTACGCAAGTCTACAAAGACGGGCCAGCGTATTCAATTGGCGTGATGGTAGTGTTGCTAGCTATCGTGACTTTTTGAATCTATCATTAGATGTGTTCACGGCATCCGATAACGGGGGTGTAAAGTTTGTTGGTATGCCTGCAGATGGAAAATTCTATCTAGGTTCGGACGGTGCAAAGAAACCATCTGCTAGAGAAAAGGCTGCTGGCTATGCTAGTTTCCGAGCAAATCCATTTAAAGCTGCCGCAGATATCATTACCTATTCTCTAGGTGTGGGCCTGCTTAATTATATTAAAGGCGGCAAAAATGCCGACAAGTATAAGACAATGATGACTGATATTGTGAACAAAGCAGATGCTGTAATTGGACACATAACTGTGAACAAAGACGGCACAATGAGTTTGGTCACTAAACCATTTAGTACATTACAATTCCAATTCCAGTATCACGCACCTAGTCACATTCCGGGTAACAACCTTCCAGGATTTATTGCTCTTTTAGATTAATTCTGTTACAATAACAGTATGACTACTCTAATTCAAGGCGACTGCACTAAAGTTGCAGATCAAATCAAAGACGGTTCTGTTGACTTTCTATTGACAGATCCTCCTTATAACATATCCAATGACGGTGCTAAACCTGTTTGGATTGATCCAGAAACTGGCGAAAACAAAAATACCATTCACAGTCAAAAGTTCAGTGAGAGTTTTGACGAAGACTGGGATGCTGTTACACACGAAGAATTCTTAATCCAATTGAAAGATTGGAGTGATGTGTGGTATAAGAAACTACGCAAAGGCGGCGCCTTTGCAGTATTCATTTCGGATCAATATGTTTCTTATCTTTGGAAGGTTATGGAGCAAAGCGGCTTTGAACCAAAAAGAGTCTGGACTTGGAAGAAGCCTGCGGCGGTTCCTTTTAATCGACACGTTAATCCTGTTAGCGGCTGTGAATACATTCTTTGGGGTATCAAGCCCGGGGGCAAGCGTACATTTAACAGTGACACAGACCTAAACAGTATTGTTGATCGATATGCTGTCGCGGACAAGGTATCTAGCATTGTCTACAGAGAAATCAAAGACGGACTAGGAAATCGTAGTTTGGATGCCATATTTGCAGATGCTCAAAAAGAAGCTGAGGCAATGATTGCCAGTCGAAAGCAAAGCAATGGTAAGGTGCAGGCTGTTATTCCAAATACCATTACCTATAGCGGCGGATTGGGCAAAGATAAAATACATCCTACCCAAAAGCCTACAGAGATTCTAGAATACTTTATTGAGCTCTGTACCAATCCAGGCGAACTTGTTTTGGATACCTTTGCGGGTTCGGGCAGTACGGGTATCGCGGCAAAGAACACTGGCCGAGACTGCATCCTTATAGAGCGTGACACCAAGATGTTTGCCAAAATGAGCCAACGTTTTGTTGACAAAAACAATCCTGCATTAACACACCCAACCCTATTTGTAGAAACTGATTGACAAAACTCTCCTAAGGTGTTATACTAGTAGCATAGTAAACGATTAGGAGTTGATTTTGCGGACACAACCAGAATACATTATTCGACAATTAGAAATCCATAATAGTCGAATTAACAAAGAACAAATTCTAGAAGCAGCCGTTGAAGAAGGCTTAGAAGAATTCTTCGAAGGACTTCGTATGTGTTTGGACAATCTTTACACCTTTGGTGTTAAGCAGGTTCCAATCAAAGACAAGGACGAAGGGCAGGGCCTGAGTTGGACTAATTTTGTTGAACTTGCAGACAGTCTGTATCGGCGTAGACTCACAGGACACGATGCTCGAGATGCTATTCAATTAGCAATGGATGTAGCTACACAAGGCCAATGGAACGATTGGTATCGCCGAATCCTTATCAAAGATCTGCGCTGTGGTGTCAGCGAGAAAACAGTTAACAAAGTACTCAAAGGCAAAACTATTGCTCCTGTACCTGTGTTTGAATGTATGCTGGCACACGATGGTGCTAACCACGAAAAGAAAATCATAGGCAAGAAACTGCTTGAACCTAAATTGGATGGAGTCCGTGCTATCACAGTAGTAGACTATGAATCCAAAACTGTTACAATGTATACACGCAACGGTAAAGTACTAGAAAACTTTGCACATATCACTTCTTACCTCGAAGGCTATATTGAAGAGATCGGCCGTAGTATGGTGTTTGACGGTGAAGTTGTCAGCAATTCATTCCAGGACTTGATGAAACAGGTCCACCGTAAGAGCAATGTGCAGGCACAAGATGCTCGTTTGTGTTTGTTCGATGCTGTCCCACTTGTAGAGTTTAAAGCTGGCAAGAGTGTGATGGGACAGCGTCGACGTTCTAATCTGCTAAAGAATTGGTCCAACATCTTTTCAGACAGCGGTTGTATTGAAATCATTCCGCAAATTGAAGTTAATCTTGACGAGTTTTTAGGCGAGATCGAGTACAAAGACTACAACAAGAAAATGGTAGAAGCCGGCTATGAAGGCATTATGATCAAAGATCCAGATGCCAAATATGAGTGCAAACGATCTACTGCTTGGCTCAAACAAAAGCCTTTTATCGAAGTTAGTCTTTCGATTACCGCGGTAGAAGAAGGCACAGGTCGAAATGAAGGCAAGTTAGGTGCGCTGGTATGCGAAGGAGTAGATGATGGCAAAGAAATCAAGGTCAATGTGGGGTCAGGTTTTACTGACAGTGATAGGGATAGTTATTTTACATCAAGGGATACTTTACTTGGTCAGGTTGTAGAAGTACGTGCCGATGCTGTGACACAGAATCAAGACGGCTCATACAGTCTGCGCTTTCCTCGATTCCTGCGCTTCCGTGGATTCAAAGCCGGGGAGAAGATCTAATGAAAGAAGTTCTAGACTTCATTAGTTGGCAATGGAGCAAATGGGAAATCTGGCAGAAGGGTTACATTATCTGTGCTTTCTTTGCAGGTGCCGGTGTGTTTGCACCCAAACCCTATGATGCCTATCTATTTGCTGTTCCTATGATTGTCGTATTCAGTTGGACTGCCAAATGGTGGATTTGGGATCAGCTAATGGAAAGCTGGAACAAATACAAAACAGAAAAGCGAGAACTCTTCACCACGATAAAGGACAGTCACAAATGAACCTTGAAATGCATAGCAGTCGGATTAAGACTATCAAACAAGATCATCCAGGGTTTCATATCAATGACGGTTTCATCTCTGCTCCTAGGGCAGGCTTTGAAGTCAATAGTCACTGTCCTGCACAATACAAACAGGTCATTGTTGAGTGTATCAACAATGGTTGGCTCAAGCCTGTAGCATATATGCACGAACGAGAAGTTCTTATTTCCGGTCTTGCTAAATGAAAAAGTTTGTTCTTTCGGCTGTTGCTCTTTCAGTGTCCTTGTCATCATTTGCAAACTGTAGGGAAACAGCTATCCACAGAAGTCTTAACGATAAGCCTTATGGTTGGCAAAAGGTTCAAGAGCCTGTGAGACTGGGAAAGTACGCTCAAAGATTTGAACTCAGATCAGGTGACTGCGGAGCTCAATCAGAATGGAGTGACTGTGCAACTGACAGGGAACGATCTGAAGTAAGTGCCAATGCAAAGATTCCTGTTGGGAATACTCAGTATATAAAATTTAGTCTGTTCCTTGAAAAAGATTTTCAAACCAGTAATCGAGTAGGATCAGTGCTAGGTCAGGTACATCAACAAGGAGGTCCTGAAGGAACCACTAGAGGTTTGCCATCTAAGCCTCCAATGTTTATGTTTTACCTAAAAGGTAACAGCTATGATTTTTGTTGGCAAAAGCCTAAAATTGTTGACGGAAATCTAGTTAGTAAATGTGAGTTTTATAATTTATTGTCTATTGATCAAATGAAAGGTCAGTGGAATGATATATTATTAGAAATGAATACTGATTCTACAAAAGGCTATGCAAAAGTTTTTGTTAATGGTGAATTAAAGGTTGAGATAAACGAACCTTTGTATTATGTTCAACCAAGATCGTATTTTTTCAAATACGGTATCTATAATGCATTTGTCAGCAAACACAAAGGCCCTATGCCTACACAGGTCGCCTACTTCGACGAAGTACAACTAGCAGATTCGTTAGATGGTTTATGTAAAAGAGAGATAGATTAATGTCATATAATTTTCAACCCTTGCAAGATGTAATGAATCGTTGGGCAGTCGAACTTCCAGATGAGCCAAACTTTACCTTTGATGTTGATGCCAATCCAAACAACATTACTATGATCACAGGCGGCACAGAGATGCTTCGTGTTGCCGAAGATGGTTTTTATGTTCGCGGGGTAAAGGTTCCTGTGGATGATCGAGAAGCGGCCACAGTCTACAATGCTTTCAAAGAGTTTTTAGTTTGGTCTAGATTGAGCAGAGAATGAAACCGCTATTACTTGTTCTATTGTTGTCTGGTTGTGCAACTGTGCAACATAATACTGCCAGCCCTAATCATTCAATACAGCCTTTGCAAATTGATTGCCGATATGGACATATGATGTCGGCAGATTTGGAAACAATCATTGCGAATCCTCAAATTGAAAATCCCAATTGGCAGAGAACATTTGCTACAATTGCAGGAAATCAAACAACTGTGCAACGCACTCAATCAGCAAAGGTTGTCTTATGGACCATAAGAACACAATGTCAAGGATTCTAATTAGTCTAGCACTGATGTCTGCTGTTTCTGTGCAGGCAGAATGCTATACTAGATCCTCTACTGTTAGTAAATTAACTTCGTCTATTGAACAGATTACAGATGTTGATCGAAGAGTTCTTCCGGCAGGCAATGGAAAAAATCTATGTCGAATCACATTTCGCGCCTACATCAATGGAAAATGGCACACTGCTCAAGGAGAAGAAATTGGCAGCACTAACGATAGTTTAGATACAACCTGTGCCAAGGCATTGAACGCAGGTCGGGTAAGTATTTTAGAATCTGTAAGCGGAACTAAAATAACAGGCAGTCAAGAATTGATCTGTACCGACGAACCCAAATTAGAACAAAAGTCATCTGTGGCTGTTGGAGATCTAGTTTGGGAAAGCGAAGTACAGGTACATCCTGCATATACAAATGTGTTTAGATACCGAGGTAGTTTCTGTAAATGGTTTATCGAATCCAAACCAAATACTGGAAAAGTGGATATGTCGCAGGGCATCATTTGTCGTAGTCCCGAACAAAAGGTTTGGCGAGTGGTTGACAAGTGGTAATTTTTACATTATAATATAAACATCACACACAGAAAAGGGTCTTTATGAAACAATTTATTCTAGGCACAATCTTTGGATTGGTACTAGCCACTGTTGGATTTTCCGGCATTGCTCGTATGCTTGACAAAGGTATCGACACAGTTAAAACACAGAGTCAGGAGATGGCAAAATGAAACAATCACTTTCAGTAACATTAATCGCCGCCGCAGTTCTTGCAGGATGTAGTACCACTAAGCAGGTAGATACACAGATTTCAAGCCCAACACCAGCAGTTAAAGAAGCTCAGACATTGGCTGCGCCGGGCAAGATTGAAGCTCCGTTGACTATCGATGTACCACCTTGGTATATCAAGGCACCTGCTAGTACAGACGAATATATGTTTGTAACAGGCACCGGCCTTAGTTCAGATTTATCTATGAGTCGTGCCAAAGCACTGTTAGATGCTCAGCATCAATTGGCTTCGAAACTAAACGGTGTTATTGATGCCGCAATGCGTCAGCAACGAAAAGACACTGCCGGCACAGTGAACAGTGATTACACCAGTGTAACTATTCGAAAGAATATCATTGAAACTTCTATTACTGGTCATCATTTAGAAGACAGCAAGATTCAGGCAGAGAATCGAGGTTACAGAACATTTGTTCTAGTTCGATATCCTGTAGGTGATGCTAATAAACTTCTACGTCAACAAGAGCAACGAGATTCTAAAAAGCAGGACGATGATTCAAACATCGACAAAGAACTCAGCAAGTCTCAATCAAAAGTTGTTTCGGTAGTTGTTCCAGAGACAAAATCAGCAGCCCCGACAATCACGCCAGTACCAACTCCGGCTGTTGCAGAAACTCGACCAGTTCCTATTAGCGATCTTAAACTTATAGAAGTGGACAACGAAGAATACAAAAAGCGTCGAGCTGAAGCACTACAGAAACCGGGCGCTGTTGTAGGTAATATGACACTGCGTTGATATGGGTAATCAAACTGACTATTTTGATCGAATTGGTTACAAGCCAAAATATCATCTAGGTGACAGAGTATTTGGACATTGGAACAAGATTCCATTTATTGGTTCTGTAGGCAACGACACGGTGATCAACGAACAGGAAGGTCCTAGGATAACTATCCATTTGGACCTTCCTATCAAGTTCCAAAATAAAATAAACAACATTGTTGTTGTTAAGCACAAAGACATTAAACCATTGACAATTTTCTAATTTGACAGTATAATTGTAATATACAGACACAGTTAGGAGCAGAAATGCGTTATTACATTGTTAGTTGGGATATGAACGGTGTAGAGTTCTTTGAAGAAATCACAGAACACCATCCCGACAATTGGGCTAAAGGCCATTTGTTTGATTCAATTAAACAAAGCAAGAAGGTAGAAAAACCTATGAGCTTTAGTATTCAATCGCTGAAGCTTCGTGCCCAATTTAATAGTCATCGCCACTACGAAATCTATGTGTTTACCAGCGAGGAAGATACTACTAAAGAAGATATCCAATCTTGGTTTACTGAACATCCACAGAGCTTTGCTGATTGGGTTCGCAAGAATCACAGCTACAAGATCTGGGACGAACGAGCCGGAGAGAAAGCGGTAATTGTATGAACAAAAAACTTAGACAATTTGAAAAAGAAAGTAAACTGGAGATATTTGGGCTGGGCGCCAAGCGAGTACCTTGGGAAGCCGCTTTAGAAAAGTATGCCGAGTTGATTGTGCGAGAATGTTCGCAGATTAGTAGGGATCACCAAAGAAACTATTATGAAAGTCACGGTGACCGTATTGCAAAAAAGATTAAAGAACATTTTGGAGTTGAAGAATGAAACTAACAGACTACAGTCGTAATCTATTGTTGGCCTCATTTGCCAAGTGGGATGTGCCCAAAGACTTTGCTGATCCCATGTACAACTATTTGATACACGGATACAGTCCCGGTGGCTTCTTTACCTCAGTGCTAGCTAATGATTTTCACAGTGCCATTGCTCGCAGCCATCCTAGTAATACTATCAATGCCTGTAAGAGTCTAGGTGGTTGGATCCTCGACTGTATGCCTCGTGAAAGTCACGGCACCTACAACAATGTTGAAGTTTGGTGCAGTCTACCTGCAGATGTTCGTAGAACCATATTGGAAGACTACGAGCTAGTCTACACTGAACAACAAGAAATTATGATGGCCTTACAAAGTCAACCCACAACAGAACCTGTTTTATATTGAGAACTAACATGATGTCACTTAAAGAAATATACATCAGTATTTGGTTTCTATCACTGATATTTTTTACCATAACAACAGGCCTAGCAATGTACAAGGCTGAGGGGGCATTGACGACATCTATATTCACTTCTATGATGGGTGTGGTATTTGTCGTTTCTATTTTTGCAACTGTGTTTTTAATTACCTAAAGGACAAAAAATGATTACTTTGAAAGAATGGATGGAAATTGTAGATTACCGTATCACTGAGGGCAGTGACTACTGCTGGAACTGCTACGGACACAATGCTCATATGCTAGACTCGTGGAATGGGGAACAAGACGGACATAGTTTTACTGTAATCTTTGATACTAAAACTCAAGTAGTCTACGAAGTACAGGCTCACGACTATGTACATCAACGTGCTTATCGTATGATCAATCCCGACTTCCTAAAGAAATTGAAGAAAGAAGCCAAGAAGCGTGATGTCAGCAAAGACGAAGCCTGGGACGGGGTTGACTATACTGACATCGAAGTTTATGACGACTTTATTCAAAAGTGTTTGGCTATTCGAGCAGGAGAAGACTACGACACCCGGGTGAGTGTTCCATTAGAACTGGAAGACGATCAGATGTTTGAACTTATGCGTATGGCTCACGAACAGGACATCACTTTGAATCAATTAGTAGAACGTCTATTACGCAGGGTAATTGACAGAGAAGAAATTACCATTTAGTTGAGTTTATGTCAAAGCCGTTGCGACAAGCATCGGCTCGACATATAACAGGATCATTGGTTCCTGTAAAACCAAATCCTAATTTGCCTATAAGGCCACCTTGTCCACAGTGGCCTCTTTTTACGCGACCCCAGGCATCAATAATCAACTGTTCAACTCCAGCCATACAATTTCGATTATTGAATAGATTTTTTCCTTCAAGCATCAATGTTTGAAAATCAGAAAATTCTTCTTCACCTTGATCGTTGGTGTATATCAGATCTCCGTGTTGCCTTTTTAGTTTTACTGTCTGAGCAGGTTGATATTCCATTGGTTGTTTATTGATTGCAGGATCTTCAAACAACATTTTCCTATGGATATGTTGATCAGGCCACAATACCTGTATCTTTGTAATAACATCCTCTAATTCTTTCCAACGATCTGGTAGCATACTTACAGTGATACTAACATCTATATTTTTCTTTTTGGCAGCGTTTAGGCAAAGCATAAAATGACTGATAGCTGTATGTTCGGAATGTACTTCAATATTAACACTGTTTAAAGAATCAATTAATCGAGTCCATTCTGCTACAGGCATACTGGCATTGGTACGTATTCGAACATAACTGGGTTTTCTTTTAATATGCTCTATCAGATCAACGATCCAAGTCCATTGTGTTACTTCCCCGCCGGTGAAATAATAATAACAAACTTTACCTTGTTTGTTGGCAAACTTTTCAATTTGATCAACAATTTCTTTGCAGTGTTCTATGTTTGGAAGATCAATGCTCCCATTCTTTAATAAGTCGGGACAGTAACTACAATTGTAATTACAGTGATTCATTAACCACCAATCGATATAGAGATAATTGCTATCTCTAGTGCTCTGTAGTTTCATTAGGCCATCCAACTGTCAGTGGCCTGTTCTCCGCAAAGTTGAGTAGACTCGATCCACATTTCCTTGGCGTTGATTTCAGATAGCCAAATAGGATCAGGTTGTTTTAATGTGAGCCAGCTGTGATTTATACTCCAGGGAGGGTCACCTAGTAATTCTCCTTCTAATTGGCCAGGGCCCCAACTGCTTTGTCCAAAAAATATTTTAAAACGCTCGGGATAATCATTGTCGGCTAGATGATGAAACATTGCGGTGCTGCTGGTCATAGACCAATCGGAGTTTATTCTAGCTGTAGATTCTATTTTCCAATTACTGTCGTGCAACATCCAAACAGTATTTTGTGCAACAGGTCCACCCCAATGTAGATTTAGGTTTTGTGATAACTCTATATCTATCTCTTTGAGAACATCATTGATTTTATATTGCGTAGGTCTATTAAGACAAAATGCCAACGATCCTTGAGCGGTATTACGAGTTACTAATAATACTGTTTTTTCAAATCTAGAATCGCTTATAGTTGGTGGAGATATTAATAAATCTCCCTTTTCGATTCTCTGCATAATTAATTAACTCCAGTCTGGAAGAGGGCCGCCGTACTTCTTGCCCTTGATTTTTTTACCTCGAACCTTGACTCTATCGCTGCCTACTTTATGGCTTTTGCCGCCTTCGCGACTACGATAACCTTGGCTTTTGCAACTTGCAAGTTGGCTAGCACCTAAGGCACTGTCAGGCTTTCCTGATGTACAAAGAGACCGACTGGCCGGCTCTTCGTCTAGTGGTTTTTCTTGGATAACTTCAAATATACGCATCAAGTATTTATTTGGATTCAAAAGTTTTGTCGCCGGGCCAAAGAGGCAACTTTGTTCCCGCAGCACGTTTAGGGATCTTGCTGTCTGCACTGCTTACACAACTAGGGCTAATGCAGGGTTTAGGCCCGTCAAATAATTGAAATCCTGTTTCAATGTTTCCCAAAGGAGCATCGTAACAGCTATAGCTACGTTTAATACTACCGTCAGGTTCTCGTATAATGATTCCTCTATAGCCGCTTGAACATTCCCAGCCTTTAAATTTATTAAAGTTAAAAGCATTGAATCTTTCGGCCTGATCCATATACCATATCTTTTGTTCTTTATCTACAAATTCAACTTGAAAATGCTGCGGTATTTTACTGTTTTCTTGTTTGTAGAACGGATCAGGAGTTTTAAAGAATTTAGGTGCAGGACGCTCTACTAATTTAGTTTTGCTGGCCTTGTCTTCTGTAAATGCTCTCTGTGGCATTCCGTTGTGCAATCTTTTGAGCATCTCTGGAGTATATCCGTCAACTACACGACTAGCAGTAGGATCGCTCTGAGGTTTAAGTGTTACATTGATTCCTTGATTATGGAAGAACAGGGCATTATCAAAGTCACGTTCAAACCATTCAGGAACCATAACTTGATTAATTGTAACCTGTACATCGTGCTGTTGACACAGTATCAATTTATCTGCAAACTCCTGCATCTTTTCTGGAGTATCTACGTGTTCAGTGTGTAGGCTTGCTGTGATACTAGCACGATGAAACTTGCTGACAGCAGGACAATACTTTTCTTCAAACCATTTAAGGGGTCGACTCATATTGCTGGTCATATGCACACTGGTATAGTTTGTATTATCTACATCATCGTTTAGGTAATTAAGGATATCAATGTAACCAGGATGGAAGGTAGGCTCGCCGCCACTAAGACTAAAATGGAAACTGTTAAAATTGCGTTCTCTGGCTTGTCGTTTGATTTCATCTATTGTGCGTAAACACAGCTCAGTTGGTCTGTGATCTTTGCTATCGCTTCTTGCATATGGCCAGCAGTAACTACAACGATAGTTACAGTATCTTCCTAGCAGCCAGCTGACTGTGAATAGGTCTTTGTACAACATAGTACGTTGTCCAACACGTACGATATCATCGTAGGGTATTTGTGTAAAGTCGTAGGCCGACCAGCTTAAATCACTCATTCGTCACCTGTAATGGATCTATACTGATTTCATTTATGTTGATGTCTGCTGGTTGTTCTATCAACCATTTAATATATGTTGCTGCCCTATCTATATCTAGACAGGTTCTAGTTGGGTGTTTGGCCTGGACATTACTTAGGCTACCAAAACTTATTAATGTTACCTTAGGAGCAGAACCCCACACTCCGTTTATTCCAAGAGTATTACAGTAATCCCTCAATGCTTTTTTCTCTGCATTGTATAACCAAGCACCGCCTTTCTTTACACGGTCAGTGGTTGATCCTATGCAAATAATATAAGGACGATGACTATTCTCTGTGCATTTTTTGTAGACAGTATCTAACAAAACAGTTTGATTGAATTTCCAGAGAGCACTGCAATTTATAAAAATATCAAACTCTAGTACTCTTTCTGCACATCGTTGTTGGTCTTTGCTGGAAGTTAGATCGTAGCCCGTTGTCCTACTCAGGAACTCAGCGTCTGGATATAACTTAGAAAGTTCTTTTGCTAGTCCGTAGTTTTTATTTCCTGCAATTAAAATTTTAAGCAATGTGGTACCTTACATAGTTAGTCATTGGAGGCCTTGTGTCAAAGTTTGAATCTGGTATATTCTTATTTTCGTATATCAGTTTATTAAAATAGGTATTCCTTGGGCTAGTATCTCTATGACCGATGCCCACTGCTACTACAGGAATTTCCACAGTAGAATGTCCTAACAGACTGGCAATTTGATCTTTTTGTCGTATACAGGCACAGAACGCTGTGTCTAATCCTTTTGATTCTGCACTTAGCACAGCAAACATACTGGCCATTCCAATTTCATTTTGCATTATTTCTTTATTGTTGCTTGAAATTTTCATCTCAGCGTTTAGACCTATTTCTTGTTCAGTTAAATTTCTATAACTAAAAAGCAAAAGCCAAGGAGCAAGGACCTGCGGGTTTCTGATGTCATCGATCTTTCCAAGACCCTTGCGATCAACTGATTCCCATAGTTTCATTCTAATCCTAGTTAACCCAGGAACCAATGTAGGAAGACTAGACGGTCCATTTTGTATAACAGATTTTATGTTATCAATCAAAGTAGAAATACGTTCAGCTGTTCCTACTTCAATATTGTTTGCTGTTGGCAGAATATGATTTAATATAAGATCTTTTATATAATTCCAAGTAGGGATTTCTGCAAACTGTCTTACTCTAGGAGCACCATTCTTCCAATAAGTAGAAACATAGTCTCGAGTATATTGATTTGTATTGTATCTAATATCATTTATAATAGCCGACATCATATAACCTACATCTCTTGTACATTTTGCAGCATCATAGACAAAACCGTTAAAGGGCGGAACTTTCTGAGAAACCTGCTGTGCTATCCAATTTGTTGCCTGTGTTTGAATCTGACCTTTACTATTGGTCAGTAACTGTACTGCGTTTGGAGCAGCATTGGGATCGGTGTTATCAATGATATCGATAAAAAAAGGAACTTTCTTTTGTTTGCTAGGACAATAATTGTGTATTTCTTGAACTATTTCTTCTATCGAAGATCTACTGGGAACTTGATTAGTCCATCTATAGGTTGTGCGTCTTTTGCTAATAACATTTGTCCATTCCATTTTTTTCTCCTTTTAGTATTTAATAGCTTCTGCTAGAAAGGGAAAGATTTCAAAATAATTTTTGTTTTTTAATAGACCTTCTTGTTTGTACCATTTTTCAGCACCAGATAGTTTATTGATTTCCCTTCTTGTACCTATCATACCTTTTAAACTATATAGATGTCTTTTATAACTTTCTATATATTGGGCTGAAAAGTTGTAGCTATCTATAAGCTCAAGACATTGATCTATTTTTTCTTGGTAGCTAACAGGAAGTATTCCAGGATGCATAGCCACGGGCCAAGTAACTACATTAACCCCCATACTCCATGAATGTCCATAGTCCTCTGGTGTGTTATGTGTTAATGCAACATCAAAATACCATGACAGTAATTTATCTTTAGTAGGTATACTCAATGCACTGACTGCCGGCAATAGATTGATTGTCCTAAATTTCTTACTGGCAAAAATCTTATGGAGATTATTTTCAAAATTTTTAAAATCAAGACCGTCTCGAATAGCTTCCCCCTGTTCACCAATTGCATCTAAACTGGTGCTCATAGTCCATTCAAAGTTTGAATTACGTTCTATTATTTCTATATATCTATCTATGGTTTTTGGTTTAACATTTAAATTGGTTGTTATATTAAAGACAATTCGTTTGTTTTCAACAGGATTTCTATTGTGTATGTCAATGATTGATTCTAATACCTTAAAAATCTTAGGTTCCAATAAGGGTTCACCGCCTAAGAAGTTATACCAAACATCTTTTGAATCGTTACATCTATTAGTTTCAATATACCCATAGAGATTTTTCAATGCTGTTTCCTGCCAATCGTTATCTGTTACAATTGGTATTCCTTTTAGATCGTTCCATGCACTACTAACTCCGGGTAAACAATACATACAGGTTTGATTGCAGGTTATACCTAACATTATTTCAATTTGTCCAACATAGTCTTTGGAGGGAAGTTCCGCTAATTCAGAATCAGTCCACTCTTTGTCTTTCCAAATGTTCCAATCATTCCAAATAGAGTTCGGCCAAGTTGAATTGCAATAATGACAACCTTCCGGTAATTTATTGTTTTCAATTAGAAATTTTTTATCTTCTACTAACGCTTTATGTTTGGTAAACGAATCAATTCCTAGTAATTTTAAATCTTCTACAGTTAGTTTATCTGGTTGTTTTTTACAACAATTTCTTATTTCTTTAGTAGGGATGTTTAAATTAATATCAGTCCAGATTTTGCTGCAGGCTATGTGTTTCATACTGTTTAAATTCCGGTACGTGATCCAATAAATTTTCTTCTCTCGATATATCAATTGCCTTGGTATAATTAAAAAATTCAGTTAGATGATCGCTGGTATCTTTGGCATTCATATAAGCAATAGTTTCTTTTACTTTTGGCCAATGAAGATACTTAGAAAGTCTATCTTCTGCTAGTTTTTTAAGTTCTGGTGGCAGTGTTTGAATATTTAAACAAGGAGGATGATTTAGAATATTCAAGTAAGGAGTAACTTCATCGGTTGTTTCTGCAATCCAATCAAAGAATTCTTTTAGATTTAAAATATTATACATTTGTACAGTACAATGAATCTGTACACGCACATTATGCATTGATAAAAACTTATCTATATTTTTCTTTATACTTGACCAGCCGCTGGGATATCTAATATATCTATTTAAATCCCCATAGGCATCTATGCTGGCATTTATTTGCACAGTTTTAAAGTTTGACCAATAGTTGATCATCTTTGTGGGAATATTTGTTAGATTTGTATTATATTTTAATTTGATGTTTTTGCTTAATTTCTTTTTTATAAGGATATCAAATAATTTATACTGCTCAATGGCTAGAGTAGGTTCTCCACCAGTGAGATATATTTCTTCTATGGTATCTGCAATCTCTATAATACTGGCCCAGGTCTTTGGATTCTTTGGCCATTTCATATTACTAAGTCGATCGGACTCTTCTACAGTCAAAGGAAATTCAGGAGATAACTTGGCAGTTTTAACCACGGTGTTCCATTCATCTACCCATTGATTACTGCTGTAGGGATTACACATACGGCATTTTAAATTACATAGATTTCCAAGTCTAAGATCCACATAGGCAATGTTAAGTTCGCTTTCTACGCCATAGTCTTTTGTTGCATCGTACCACTTTTCATTCCAATTTATTCTTGCTGATTTTATACCAGCATCTTCTTCTTTAAAACATCGTTGGCACATTTCGGGCTTTTCACCATCTAGCATTTGTTTTCTTATTTTTTTATAAGTTGGACCATTCCAGATGTCGCTAGGCTTAGCTGAAGTTATTTTTATAGCTTTACCTTCATCATCGAGTACAAGATTTTTATCAGGAATACTATTACAGCATACTCGATAGTTGCCGCTGGCAGTAGTGGCAATGCTATTCCAAGGCATCATACAAAAGGTAGGGCTATTCATTCTATTTCCTTTAAGAAAGTTAACAACAGACCCATCTTAAGTTCCCATTTATCTTGTTTTCCAGAAGGTCTAATATTGGTTCCAAGATTGGTTGCGTGTAGTTGAACAGCATCGAATACAATGGGCTTGCCTGGCATCCATTCCAATGTTGTTTCGGGTGTCAATCCGGTCAATCTTACTCTTGGAGTATGGAAAAGATACTTTCCATGATGCGCTCCATCATATGCTTTTTCATTTTGTTCTTTGGTAAACAGTTCTCCTTTTTGATTATAAAAATCAATTGTAGAATGATCTGTTACCACTGGATAGGTTGTAGCAGGTGGAGGAACTTTTTCTCCGTGATTATAAACGTGTGCAAAATCTATGTGTCGCTGATCAAACCACACGCCGTGACTTTGAATCTGCGGTCTAGCAATCCACAGAGGTATGATAATATTTCTCCAAGGAACATACCTACGTGTAGGACTATCAATAGGTGCTTTAACCATACTGTTTTCCCAATCAATTCTACGAGTGCTGTCATTGTGTAGACCGTATTGGCTAGGAGTGATAAAAAAGTTTCCTCCAATCTTTGGGCTTTTTGTACAACCGGGTAATACTCTTTCTAGTTTCTCTGCAAACTTTGCAACGATTACATCTAAATGTCCACTAACAAACATAGTTCCATTTGCATTGTGCCTAACATTATGACAACAACCAAATGCAAAAGCATACAGCCAAGATAATTCTTCTTCGTTGAATTCTTCATCGCTGATCTTTGCCGGTTCAAATATCTTACGCATTGCATTACGAGCATACTCGCTAGTGAGTTCAGGAAGATAACATTCGTAGGTCAGTGCGTCTTTCCAAGGATTGGTTTCAGCTAGTATCCTGGCTTCTTCTTGAACAGGTCTAATATCTTTTTGTGGTCCAAATATTTCTTTATACATAATCATCTCTCAAATATATCTTTCATCTCTGGAAAAGTTTCATAGAAAGTAATTCCTCTATGAGCATCGATCTTTTCTAAATAATCTTTCATCTCTGGCAATCGTTGACTCCAATCTTCGCTTTTCATAAAACTAATCATACCTCGCAGTCTTTTAACTCCATAGGTATTGGCCAACCATCTATCTTTAGTTACTCTTCCTCGTTTTTCTTCGGGTATGCATAATTCCCAATTCTCTTCAAACCAAGGAATAAATTCTTCGTACTTGCGTTCGCACTCATCTTTAAACCATTGTGGTAGTACTTTTACATTTAAGAAAGCTGGCCAGTAGACAAAGTGATAGTTAATGCCGCCTGCACCCAAGGGCCACATATTGATCTTTTTAAAGTTCTGTGACAGTTTCCATTTTAAGAATTCTGGTATGTAATAGATGTTTAGAGCATTGACTGCACAGGCAATTGTAACTTCTACGTTGTCTGTGGTCTGTTCATCAAGTATACGGAATACATCCTGTGTACGACTCCATTTGCTAGGGTAACGAATGTATTCATTCATTTCACCTATGCTGTCTACACTGTAATGGAAACGCACAATTTTAAAATGGCTCCATAATTCAAACAGATCATCTCGCCAGGTTACACCATTGCTGTTGTAACGAATTTCAATGTCCTTGGCTCGACCCTGCCTGATGATCTCTTCCAATATTTCATAGTGCTCGTCAATGATCAAAGGTTCGCCACCGGCAAAGTAAACCTGTTGCATATGTGGAATCTGTTCGTAGAATTGCTCCCAGAACACGGGATTTTGTTTATGCCAGTTATAGCTTGATCCATTGATACTGCCTTTATTATCCCACTGCCAAATCTTTTTAACTCCTTCATTTTCCAATGTAGGGAACACAGTCTGCCAATCTTTGATCCAACCACTGCTGTCGTGTGGGCTGCACATAATACAGGCCAGTTGACACTTGGTGCCAAATCTCAAATCAATATAGGCCAACTGAGGAGGAACACTACCATCATCGTTGGTTTCTTCGATCAATTTATCAATGCTCACACGCTTTGACCAATACTCAGTTTCCCACTGACGTTTGCTGTTATGTCCAGAGTCTTCTTCTTTGTAGCATTTAGTACAGCTAGGTGGTTGTTCGCCTGCCAACATCAGCTTGCGAACGTTTTTCATATACTTGCTGTTCCAAGCTGTTTGAAAATCTGTGTTGTTAAGATTGCTAGGAAGACCTTCGTCGTCTTTGAGTACACCAACCTGAGCACCACCAAGTTTTTTATCGTTGCTGGCTCCAACTCCACTGGCATTGGCTGTACAACATACTCGCATACTGCCATCGGGCCTAGTGCTTAGGTGTACCCAAGGTAGGATACAAAATGTTTTGCTTGGTAACTCATTCATTCCAGTAAGTCCTTTGCCCAGGGATAAAGTTCTTGATATTTGACATCGTTGTTAAAATTCCATATGTTGACAGCATCATTTAGTGCTTGTTTTTCTTCGGCTGTGATTGATCTTTCTTGTGTCTTTAGAGCTTCAAAGAACTTAAAATAATCCTTGTGCATACCTTTAGGAAATCTACAGTTATTTAAAGAATCTATTACAGCCTTTCGATATTTCATTGGGATCAATTTAAAATCCATATAGCTAGGCTGCATCACTTCATTGTAGGCCAACCATACATTGTCAAACTCGCTGGCCCAATTTAAGAAGTCAACAACACCAAGTGCATTTAATTGGCTCCAACAAGGAGTCAGTGCTACTTCAAAACCACAGTCTCTAAATCTTCTGAAGTTTCTTTCAATCACAGTCCACTTGCAGGGGAATCGTTGGAACTCAATATGTTCTCCGATACCGTCGATGCTGCACTGCATAATTACTTTGTTAAATTTTTTCAGCAGATCTAATATAGATTCTTTAGCAGTTGTGGTATTGGTTAGAAAAGAAACTGTTAGATTATTCTTGCCTTCTTCAATCATCCTTTGTAAAAAATATTCTACTTCAGGCATGGCAAAAGGCTCTCCGCCGGCAAATTTTATTTCTTTTAAACTAGGAGTTCTAAGGCAGAATCCTATGAGATCTTCTATAAACTGATTTTCAGGTTTGACTGTGCCTTTGATATAAGATTGGTTTAAAGAATTAACTAGGCCAGCATCCTTGGCTGATTTGTATAATTTACCCAGTTGATTGCTCCACATAGGATTACACATTCTACACTGTAGATTGCATTGGTTGCCCAGTCTTAGATCTATTACTTCTATTTCTGGAGTTAGATCCCTGGTGTAATAGGTGCTGGAATTCCAATTGATTCTATAGGAATTATGTGACTTTTCTTCGAGCTTCCAACATTTGGAACAAGAAGTATCTTTAATTCCTTCTGAAAGTCTTGTTCTCAATGAATTAAGACTAGACTGTTCTGCAAACCATTTGTTTGGATCTTGGGCTTTAAGAAATCCCTTGTCTTCGTAGCCTTCTGTTTGTATACAGCAGTGTCTGAAACTTCCGGTGTAATTGATATAGAGCTCTTTATAGGTTACTCCACAGTATAGGCTTTGGTTCATTTGAATTGCTCGCTAAAGGCATCATATTTAGTACCACAGGTTTTAGCACAGACTGCTAGCTTGCCATCAGCGCAGCTGGATTTAGCCCAGCTCTCAGGAATGACTTCCTGAAAGTATTGACCATCGACTATGTTTTGTAAACTGTGACTAACGGCATTGAGATTGTCCTTGCCCACAGAATCTATAGCGTCCCATATCTGCCCTCCACGATCATTCCAATACCAAACATACATTTGATTGGCTGTCCAGCAACAGGGCTGTACTATGCCCTCTGCTGAGATGTAAAGACTTTTTTCTTCCTGTACCTTGCATTTTATTTCTGCTTCATCCCAGATCTTTTCCATGGGCTTTTTCTTTGCAGGATCTCTGTGAAAGATCTGGGAATACAGTTTGTCTTTGACATCTTCAAACTTACTGGGCAGGAACTTCAAAGGCTGATCGTTTTTACTGATTTTGCTGAGTTCATCAATCACTGAATTCCTGTACTTGGGATTTGTAGGAGGTTGTAGCAGTGTGGTAGCCAGGCCTCGACGATTAGCGGCCTGATGCATTTCTTTGGTCATACCGCTGGCATTGCTGAAAAATCTTGCAGACTTCTTGTATTGAAAACGTTCAAAGCCCATTTGTTTGCTCAGTGCTTCTGCGGCTTCTACCTGATGTTCGTTGTGTGCAAACACGATATAGTCCCAACGTGCCCTGCCGCCTGCTTGAATAAAAGCTTCTGCATTTTCCATTATCTTTGACCAAACTGTGCCCTGACGATAAAGATGATTGGTATCTTCTAGTCCATCTAAGCTGAATACTACATAGCCCCTGGGTCCTATTGTTTGAGCCAACTCTCTCCACCATTCGGGTCGTTTGGCTGAACCATTGGTATGCATACTGAGATTTATCTTGGGGTTAGTGTCCCTAAAGTATTTCAATGCTTCTAGAGTATCGCGGGCAGCAATGGGATCTCCGAAGTTACCACAGAGATAGATTCTATCCAACTGTAGTAAAAACTCAGGATCAAAGATAGCCTTGATATCAGCCAGGCTCAGTTCGGCTGCGGGCATCTGCGGATTGACTTCACCGCCATTGATATTGCGTGAGCACATAGGACAACTGGCATTACAGGCCGCTGTGATTTCTAGATGCACTGTTCTTAGTTCATTATATTTGTACATTATTCACTTATTAGTTTAACATCTCGACCGGGTCCTACACAACTGGGTAGATCACCGTAGTGTGCCACATAGTCTCGTATCACAGCCCTGTACCAGTTCTGGCTGTTGTGATGTGCCTGAACGTTGTATTTGTAGATGGCATTGTTGGTGGCTTCCATCACAGACAGTGCCCGTGCGGCTTCCCGTTGCAGGGTTCTCAGATCCAGTGTGTCCAAGTCCATTAGGGTCTACCTATCAACATCACACGCTTGTAGCCCTTGAGCTGTAGCTCTCCGGCAAATATGACTTCACGCATGGGGAACTTTTTGATCATATGATCCACGCTGTGTACACAGTTAACGTGCTCGGCAATATCAAATAGATTGTTGCTCTGTATGGCCACAATAGGGTCACTGTCTAGCTGTTTGAAGCGCAGCTGATGAAACCATTCTTCGGTCATATGCTCTGCTGAAGTGTTGATTATCAAATCGGGCAGAAACTTTTCACTGTAGGCTGCGCCATCTCGAAAGTTTTCTACGTTCCATTCATAGCCATTCTTGTGCAGGGTTAGTTCATTGATGTCTGCATTAACTGCTTTTACTTTATAATTTTCCAGTTCAGATAGGTTAAAAATATAGTCACTGACTTCGCATGCTTGTTTGTCCAGCTCAATGATCCTCATCTTTTTGTAGTTGAGTTTTTTATCAAAAATGCTTTTTAGTTGTCCGAACCAACCAGCCATGACCACCACATTGGACATAACAGGTCCTTTTAAAGGAAAAATCCCCAGGCGTCTATTCTCGTCAGTGTCCAATTTAGATAATTCTTCCACAAGCCAAATTTTACTTTTAATTTGACTGCGACTGAATGCATCATTAATTGAACCCTTGTCTGCATCAGACTTTAATAAATTGTTGATTCCTCTAAAGATCTTGTCGTTGGGGAACTGTTGATCCAATTTTGACAACTGAGTTTTTATCACAAAATGATCAATGTCTTCTTGATCCATGCTTCTTAGCACGATTTCTGTATCTCGACCCAGATTTTCTAGACCTTTTGTTTTTAGCACACGGGCATTGTACTGTAGTAATGCTCGATAAAGATCCTCTGGCAGTTGTTGACTCCGGTTGATGCTGTGACAGAGATCAGCTAACGATGCCAGTTCTTGATCGTGCTCTGTCTTCTTTAGCACTCGAGCGCAGTAGGTCAATACAGATCGATACACAGCTTCAGTGCTGTGAGAATTTTTTGTGATACCGTGACAGAGATCAGCTAGGTCTATCAGCTCGGGTGGTAGCTGGGCTGAGAGCTGCTGTAGATATGATCTTGCAATGGCCAGTCTAGGCGTCTCAGACTGTAGACTTCGAGAAATTGTGTGCAGTTGCGCTGCCGTTGAAGGTTGTTCAAGATATTTGAGATATTCTTCTAGTCCCAACAAGAATTCGCTGCTGGTAGCTGATTCGGTCATGATCGCAGTCTCCGGGGCTCAGTGCGATCAGGGTGTCGAAACACTGATTTAAACCAAGAGCTTTGCAGTGCGTTAAGGGGCTCTGCGGCCAGCGCTAGGCCCAGACCGTCCCTGAGTCTCAGGCCTAGATCCTCTACAGCTCTGACCAGTTCGGGTAGGCTGCGAGTCTCAATGTCACGCTCCCAAATCGTGTCCAGATAGTCAAAGTCCTGTACCCTGGTGTGATCCCAGTCAGTGAGCATGGTGCGATAAAGACCCTGACGTGCGCCCAAAATACTGTAAAAGCCATTGGCCTGATCTAGACCCACCTGTAGCCAGGTCAAGAGACGATCTAGATTGTTCTTGGCCTGGGCTGCTCGCCACTGATCAGGGTCACGTATCAGAGCTCCGTTGACCAGGGCCAGTTTAACACCCTCTCGAAAGCCCGCACGCCAGCTTTGATGCTCGGTGTGATTGATCAGTACGTCACTCCATACTCCGGGCATGAGCACATAGTCCAGGGCCCAGCAGAAGTCCACAGCAGCCTCACCCGAAGCACTGACTTCGTGTGTCTGCATTGAGTCAATCACAGACCTAGGCCAGATCTTGATGCCCCCATTGCCATAGCGTAGGCCGTTGACTGCGTTTTCTCCGGGAAAACTCAAGACACTGTGGCCAACGTCCCAGCCTGCGTCAAACTCATAGCACCAGTCTAGGAACTCTCTGCGTATTTGATTGTCCCCATCTACGGTGATCACGTGTGTGCCCGAAGCCAAAGCCGAGCAGGCCTTGTGTGCGGCATCTGATCCTTTGACTCCGTGTACTCGCTGTGCCCTGGGGCATAGATCCAATAGATGTTGCCAATTCTGTTCGCAATTGGGTTCATCATAGCTTAGGTAGACAATGTCTATGTCTTTGACTGAGAATTTCTGCATTGAATATTTAAGTGATCACTTAATTCTCTCAACCACGAAGTGGCAGCGAAGCCGGCAAAAATTTTCAGGTCAGGTGTAGAGATCTTTCTGAGGCTGCCTGCGCAGTAAGGGAAAGGCTAATACTAGTATACTAGCATAGTCTCTGGGTATGTAAAAATCATAGTGGCCACCCACCTGCGGCTGTATGCTGCCTTGATGACGTTGAACCAACAGCCAAACTGCTTCGGGATCGTAGTCTATGTAGTAGCTTAGACTGTAGCAGTAGAGATCTGGATCTTGCATAAGTGTATATATCAGATCAAACCCCAATCTACACATAGGCCCCGCTGCTAGTGATTGTGTATGCGTGTGTGTATATGTATATGTGAGTGCGTGTATATGTATAGTATACGCTACAGTGAGTAGAACTTGTCTAGTATATGTAACAATGAGTTTGAGTGCATACGCTAAGGGGTCAGCGAATGGTCTCTGGCTATACAGTGATATTGGGTATAGGCCCCGCTGCGTATATATTGAATATAGTGGCCTACTGTGGGATTAGTGTGGACTAGCGTAGTGTAGAGTGGACTACTGTGGCACCATTTGAACTATGCCTCATTAACCAAAGTGTGAGAAAGTGTGAAATAGTGCAATAAAGTGCAATTTTACCATTCAAACACTGTGTTTGGCCAGGTTTAGCGGCCAGGATATAGGCGTTGCCAATATTTATCTACAGTGAATCACGGTGAAAATAGCAGCGACTTTCTACTATATATTACCGTGATCCCACACTAGGCCCCGCTGCTGTATATAGGGATCTCACTGTGTAAATACACTACTAGGAGCGAACCTTGAGCAGTACAAGAACAGAATACATAGCAGAACATATACGTACTACAGTAGATGCACTGAATGTTCACGATGATCCTAGACACAGTAAACTCTACGTACAGGGATTCATACTAGGGCATCTAGCCAGTATCTTTGAGCGGGATCCCGTACTATATAGAGAGTTCCTAGAACACTGTGAATCAATTGCCAATTCCAGAGGTCGAAAGGTTGACAAGCACCCTAGATAGTGTTATAATATACACATGCTTAAGAAACGAGCGTTATCAAGGAGCAGAGAATCTATGACATTACCAGATGAAAGATACCGTAGTGTAAAGTATGCACAGGAGTTTCTATCACGTCTAGCGGGTGGGCAATATGCCCGTGTGCCCAAGGCAGTTCGTGATGAAGCTCGCAGCATACTGAGACACTATCCTTCACAATGGGATATGCAGCGTACAGCACTTCAAGCACCGGATGTATTTCAAGAACGCATGGACGATCTACACAAGATGGTTCTAAAATACGAACAGGATCAACCACAACCCTAGCAGCGTATACGGGCCTCTAGCTCATGTTGGTTAGAGCAGCGGACTCATAATCCGTTGGTGCCGTGTTCGACTCACGGGGGGCCCACCAAATCAATCACGCCTTAGCTCAGTTGGATAGAGCAACAGCCTTCTAAGCTGTGGGCCACTGGTTCGAATCCAGTAGGCGTGGCCACTTAACGTTAACAGCAGCAGTGCGCAGCGTACAGCAGCAAACAGCGGCCCGGATGGTGAAATAGGTAGACACAAGAGACTTAAAATCTCTCGCTGGAAACAGCGTGCCGGTTCGATTCCGGCTCCGGGCACCATGACACAGCAGCAGTGCGCAGCGTACAGCGAGTCTACAGCAGCGCAGCGTAGAAGGAGAGTGCCGCAGCATAGCCCAATCTGTGGCATTTTGGCTACGATTTGGGCGGGAGAACCCAGGGCACGTGTCGCGAACAAGAAACCCTAGAGCCGTCAGGGTCAAAATCATTTCGGTTGACAGAATGGGTCAGAGGCCGTATAATAGAGCTATGACACAGACAAACACCACTCGTAAAAAGCGCACCGATCGCAATCATATCATCTATGAACTGCGAATCAACGGCTTGAACTACATTGGCGTCACAGCTAAGACAGAATCCACTATTAATAAGAGTGTTCTAGCTCGTGCAGCCAAGCACTTCTACCGTGCGAAAACCGAGTCAAAGAACTGGCTGCTTTGCCAAGCTCTGCGTTCACTCAAGGACAAGAGCGAGATTGAAGTACTAGTTCACGAAGTCATACGTGGCAAAGCGGCTGCTCACAAGCGTGAAGTAGAGCTCCGTCGTATACTTAAACCTGCCCTTAACACAGACTGCCGAGGAGATTGATATGATGTTCACCCTAGAAGTTTATAAGCGGGACGGTCGCACCAAATCGGGCGAGCGTTTCATTGGCAAGTA